GGACCCTGCGCGCGCCGCAGCACTGGCCGAATACAGGGCCAACTCTGCGCGTGAGAGGGAAGCAGCCAAAAAGGCAGCGGCTGCACCAGCACCCGCACCCGCTGCAATTACTCAATACTCGGGCATGAGTGCCATGCAGCGCCGTGAGAAAGAGCAGGGTTTGGCAAATGGCGGGATGATCCGTGGGCCTGGAACCGGCACAAGCGATTCGATTCCCGACGAAATGGAACCCGGCACGTTCATCATGCCTGCCGATTCCACGCAGGCGCTGGGCCTGGACGATGAGGCGGCAGAGGGCGAGAAGGTGCCTGTGCGCGTGAGCAATGGTGAGTACGAATTGCCCCCAGAGCGGGTACAGGCTATCGGCGCGGCTGTGCTGGATGCTATCAAGGGCGTGACCCATGCGCCGACAGGGCAGGGCGACGACGAGGCCGCAGAGGGTGAGCAACCTATGGCGCTCGGATTCAAACCCAGGGGCGAGCCACAGCAGTTTTTTAATGATGGTGGCAGGGTCAAAACCCCTGAGGAACAGGCGCGACTACAGAACCAGACTTCCATGTACGTACAAGGCGCGCAGGCCGCTGCCGCCAATCGCCCGCCAGAGCGGCCTGCCAATAAACCAGTCGCTGCAACGAAGGACGCCAGCCCTACAGGTCTTTACATTCAAGATCGTGTGCAAGAAATGCGAGATCAGGTCGGCGCTGGCAACTATGCGCAGGCTGCCGGTACCGCCCTACGCACATCTGTGCAGGGTCTTCCGATGTACGGCATCGAGATGGCTGACAAGGCAGCAACGCCTGTATTGAATGCAGCAGTCGGTTTTGGTCGCGGCCTCTTTGGCAGCGACGACGCTGCACAGCCTCCCGCCGCTCCTACTGCAAGCGCGGCGCCTGCCGCACCCGCTGCTACGGTTGCTGGTGGCGCTCGCGGCGTGGTCAACCCTCCCGCAGTGGACCCGAGCGCAGCACCTGCCGCGCCGTCTGCCGCGCCGTCTTCTTCAGCCGCAATCGCCCCAGGTGTGTACCGCAACGCGCCCGGCCAGTACAGCGATACTCCCACCGGAACGGCCTTGCCTGGAGGGATCACCGCACAGCCAAGCACGCAAAACATGGCGGCTTCAGACAGTCTCGCGCCCAAGAGTTCAAGCACTCCGGCGATGCCAGTAGCCGCTGGGTTCCCTGGCGCTAACGGCTCTCGAGGCGTGACCGCGCCCACGGTACGCAACAGCACAAATGACTGGCAGGCCCGCAACAACCTGCGCAATCTGGAGGTTTCTGCAAGCTCAATCACCAACAACGGCGGGCGCTGGGACAAAAGTGGCAAGGGTGATTCTGCCGCCATGGCTGCCTACAAGGCTGCACTGGCCACCGATCAGGCTTTGCAACAAGCCCAGCCAGTAGCGGACGTGACGGCTATGCGTGAAAACGCAGGCATTCAGCGCGAGGATATGCAACAAACAGGAGCCACAACCCGCACAGGGATGCAGGAAGCTGGAGCCAATGCGCGTGATGCAAACCGCATAAACCTTGCGGGGCAAGAGTTGAGCATGAAGCGCGAGGCGCAAGGGTTCCAGACACGGGCTGCGCAGCAGCTGGAGAACCTGCAAAATGCCTACACCACAGAGAAAGACCCGGTAAAGCAGGCAGCCCTTGCGCGCCAGATCAGAGGACTTCAAGGTAAGTCAGACCCCGCAGATTGGGCCGTCCAGGTGACACCGACTACCAAGAACGCAGACGGAAGCACTACCGAGGGCAGCGTGATCCGCTACAACAAGTCCACCGGACAGGCCGAACGGGTGGATTTGAATGGCGGCGCACAGGCGTCCCCCTATAAGGAAGGCCAGCGCCTGCAAGGCAAGGATGGCAAGGCTTATGTGGTCAAAAACGGGGTTCCCGTTCCCGCCTAAACCGTAGGCTAGTTTTGCTCCGCCCCCCTGTCGGGTTTGTTGCTACGCGCAAGCGCTGGAACACTGGCCCGCATGAGCCAAATCAACTGGAACGACTTTACGCCCGTCGATGACAATGGCGTGCCCACCAAGCCAGCCCAGCCAAAGCAGGGCGTTAACTGGGATGATTTCACGCCAGCACCCGAGCCCGCAGGCGTGTTGCGCAAGGCGGGCGACCTGGGTGTATCGCTGGCCAAGGGTGTCGTCGGCGTGCCCGAGGCAGCGGTCGGTCTGCTCGATATTCCCACGGGTGGCGCGGTAGGCAAGTTCCTTGAAAACGAGGGCGGCGCATTTGGTCTTAGGACCAAACAAGCGCAGGAATACCTGTCGTCGTTCCAATCTGACGACTTGAAGGCCAAACAAAAGCAGTTCCAGGATGCGGACGGCGTGCTCAACAAAGCGGGCGTTGCGCTTTCCAATCCATCCCTGATTACCAATCCCGTTGTCGAATCCATCCCATCCATCGGTGCGGGCGGTGTGGCTGCGCGCGGCCTGATGGCAGCCGGTGCGCGCGGTGTGGCATCTGCTGCGGGTGGTGTTGGCCCAGCACTTCCTGGTGTATTGGCTCGCACGGTTGGGGAAAAAGCCGCGCCAATGGTGGCCGGTGCGTTGGGCGAGGGCATTGTCAGTGCGGGCTCTGCGGCAGAGCAAATCCGACAGGAAACCAAAGATGGTCTGCTAACTCCAACGCAATCAGCACTGGCAGCCGCCACCGGTCTGGCAACTGCTGGTTTTGGTTACTTGGGCGGCCGTGCTGCGCAAAGGCTGGGCATTGGCGACCTGGACACCATGATTGCCAAGGGTGCGGCCGGACAAGTGGCCCCGCGCGAAGTGGCCAAGAGCATCCCACGCCAAATTATTGAGGGTGCGATCTCTGAGGGCCTGCTAGAGGAACTGCCGCAGTCAGTAGCAGAGCAAGTGCTGCAAAACCTGGCGCTTAACAAGCCATGGCATGAAGGCGTGGAAGATGCGGCTGTCATGGGTACGCTGGCTGGTATGGCCATGGGTGGCGGTGCCGCTGGCTTTTCTGGTTTGAGCACCGATAACAAGACGACTCCCCCGCCGCCCGACCAGCCTCCAGCACAGCCTCCCGCACAACCACCAGCGCCCGGCCCAACACTGGCATTGCCAGCACCAAACCCCGGCGTGATTCAGGTGGGTGCAGACGGCACAGCCCGTACACCAGCCTATCAAGTGCCCTCCTATGTGGGCGATGTGACTGATGTAGAGCCCAAGCCAGTCAACCCCGTTCGTGAGCAGGTTGCAGCCGCCGCCGCGCAAGGTGGATCATTGTCTGCCGCTGCGCTGACCGCGATTGACACTGGCGTGACCGAGCCAACAAATCCGGGCTATCGGGAAATCGACTTCGAGGATGCTGACCCTTGGGATCAAGCCTTTGTCCTACAGTATTTTGAAAGCCTTGACGCTGATCCCATGGCAGCCAGCTATGCGGAAAATGCTGCTGTCATAGCCGATGCAGGCGCTTCCGGCAACGTGAGCGACGATCAATTGTTACGCGCCACGGGCGCTACCGAGGAGGAAATTCAAGATGTCATTGCCACCACTTCCAGCCGATCCCAAAGCACGCAAGGCAATCCTGCGGGCAATCCTGGCGCTCAGGCGAATGAGCCCGCAAATCCGCGCCAGGGTACTGGAGCAAACCAGGCGCAACAGGGCCAAGTAGCAGGTCGGCTACAGCCCACAAACTTCACAGGTGCGCCAGCCGCCACTATGGGCGCAGCCGGTCAGACGGCGCACCCAGGGCCTAGCTTTGGCCAAAGCCTCAAAAACGCATTCGCACAGATTCGTGCCGCGAAACAGCAAGGCACGAATACCCAGGCTGCCCAAGAGCCTGCACCCGCTGCCACCGAGGCACCCAGCGCCGCCCCCGCCGTGCAAGCCGCTGGGACTGCACCCGACATCAAGGCCATCACCGGCAAGCTGATCCCGGACATGACGGACGCGGAGCTGCAAGTGGCCATCGAGCACTACGGCCCTGCACACAAGCGCACAGCCAAGCTGCAAAAGGAGGTGCAGCGCCGTGCTGCGCCAGCCGCAACCACCACCCCAGGAGTAACCAGTGAGCCTCAAGCCCCTCAAGCCATCGAAGCAAGCCCGCAACCAACGCAAGCAGGAACAGCGCCAGCCGCAGGAGCAGCAATCGAAGGCAGCACCCAGCAAGCCCCTGCTGGCGCATCAGAAGTTCGGGCACTGACCAATGGCGCCCCGGCTCAGAAAAATGGAGCGCAAGCAGCGGCAACGAGCGCAACGCAAGGCGCGACGGCTACAACACAGGCGTCAGACCTGAACGAAGTGGGCGCGCGGTGGACGCGCATGACCAGCTTGGAGCGCGAGGGCGCGCTAAAGCTCGCAGGCTGGCGCACCAATGCTGGCGGGTTGAATTTGGTGGGCAAACGGCTTTTGCGGACAAGCTGGGGGAACATGGTGGCGGGCACGCAGGACACGCTGGCCCGCGCCATGAGTAGCGGGGCTTCTGCTGAGACTGCACCAACGACGCAAAGCGGCGGGGCAGAGCAAGGGCTAACCTCCCCGACACGCGCACAGCCTGGAGAGCCTGGATACACACTGCTGGACGCCCGCAATGACCTCATTGAGTTGCGTACCCGCGAGGCAAGCCAAGGCGCAGTAGTTGACGACCGGCTATTGCAGCGAATCCGCGAGCAGGAAAAGCTAGTTGCCGAAATGGAGCGACAAGGCGGCAGCACCACCGCAGAAAAACCTTTGCAGGATGCGCAAGCGGATCAGGTGCCAAGCGAGCAAGCTCAACCGGCCTCTGCGCCATCGGATAGCGTGGTGAATGTGCCGCCAGCTATCGCCGCAGCGCTGGATGCCGATATGCAGGCCCATAAAGCGCGCGTCACGCGCCTGCGCAACGAGGCAGCGAAGGACGGCACAACGCTGGAAGAAAAAACCCGCGCGCAAACCCAGATCAAAGGCGCAGAGTTCACCTTGCAAACGATGCGCCGCACGCGCTTCGATGCCGAGGACGCCGCGATCAAAGCCATTGAGCAGAAGGACATGGCGCCGTTTGCGGAACACATCACGTTCTTCAAGACGGAAAAAGCGCTACAGGAATTGATTGGCGCCGCCCAAGCACCGGCGCCAGCCGCCGCGCCAAAAAAGGTAGCACCCAAGAAGAAGCCCAGCGCCGACAAGACCCGCGCCAAAGCCGACCTCATGGCTGCGCTGGCCGACCTGGGCGACATCCTGGGCAAGAACACTCGCATGAACATCATGCCCGAGCAGGAGCAAAAGCTGCTGCCCGTGCTCACGCGCTTGTTGGATGCTGCTTTCCGCCTGGGGTACCACAAGTTCAAGGACGCGGCCAAGTTCGCCCTGGATCAAATCAGCGCAAACCTAGGTGACGACGCTGCTGATGCGCTGACGCTGGACCACCTGCAGGGCGCTTACATCGCCATGGCGGGAGGCAAGCCCGATGCCGACACAAAGCGCACGGTCATCGACGTAGAGACGAAAGCCGAGATTGAGGCGCACGAGGCAGCCGTTGCCGACGAGGCGCAGGATGGTGCCGCCGACGAACCCGGCGCGCGCACGCTTACCCAGACGCTGCGCGAGGAACTGGCGGCCAACCGGATGCCCAAGGACAACCCGGCGCTCAAGAAGCTGGTGGAAGCCTTCGACGGCAAGCCAGCCACGCAAGAGCGAATGAAGCAAGCGCAGGAGTCTCTGGAGGCGGCCATCGTGCAGGAGGCACGCGCACGCATCGAAAAGCTGGACAAGGAAGGCCCGGCCAGCACCTTTGCATCCCTGGTGCGGCTGTACGAATCGCAGCCGCTGCTCAACGTGCGGACCAGCACCAGCATTGCCAATCAGGCATACAGCACACCGGCGCCGCTGGCCTACCTGGCATCCAAGCTGGCCGGCATCAACCGCAAGACCATCGTGCACGAGCCCACCGGCGGCACGGGCATGCTGCTGATAGGCGCCGACCCGGCCAATGCAGTCGTCAACGAGCTCAACGATCTGCGGGTGTCGCTGTTGAAGGAGCAGGGTTTCAACCCCACCCAAAAAGATGCGGCTATCGGCCCCATGCGTGACAGCCGTGGTCCGGTAGATGCCGTCATCACCAATCCGCCCTTTGGCTCCGTCAAGGGTGAGGATGGCAAGCCCATCAAGGTCAAGGTGGATGGCTACAACATTGGCCAGATCGACCACTTGATTGCAGCGTATGCGCTGGAAACCATGAAGGAGGACGGCCGTGCCGTGCTGATCCTGGGGGCCAACAAGGCGCCGGGTGGCCTGAGCACAGACGACCGCATTTTCTTCAACTGGCTTTACTCGCACTACAACGTGGCCGGCCATTTCGAGGTGGAAGGCGACCTTTACACGCGCCAGGGTGCGGGCTGGCCCGTGCGCGTGATCGTGATTGACGGCCACCAAAAGTCGAATCAGATTTCGCCAGTTGCAGGAACCATCCAACGGGCGGACAATTGGAATCAAGTCTATGAGCAGTTCACAAAAATTCTGGATGCCGGCGGGCGACCTGTCCGAGGGTCAAGCACGCCTGTTGTCGGTGCCGACAGCGGAAAAGCCAGACCCTCAGGAGTACCGCTATTTGCTAGCGAAACACCTCCAGTCGCTAATCGACCAGGCACCAGAGCAAGCAGAGGCAGCGCTGGAAATGTCGCAGGAGCACCTGCCGGAGCTGTTTCTGATCTCACAGGGACAACCACGGACCCAGTGGGGCACATACCTGACGAGCAGCGACTCAATGGCCAGTCTTTTGTCCCGCCTGGACTGGAGCCAGCCGGGGCAGATTCAAAACCTGCCGCCAGCGGACCTGCAAAGCCTGCTGGAACAACTGGGGTAGCACCCGCAGAACCCGCCGCCGGAAACGAATTCCAGGTGGCGTACACGCCGCGCAGCGCGCGCAAGGACGAGGGTGTACTGATCCCGTCCAACATGGCGCAGCCCACGCAGGATGCGCTCAACCGACTGGAAGATGCTGTAGGCGACATCGACGAGTTCGCACGCAAGGAACTGGGCTATCCATCGGTCGAAGCCCTGCACAACGCCCTTATGGGCCTGCAGGTGGATTCCGTGGCCACTGCTATCTACCAGATCAAGCAGGGCAAGGCGGTGGTGATTGCCGACCAGACTGGCATCGGCAAGGGGCGGCAAGCCGCATCTATCATCCGCTGGGCCGTTCGCAACGGCATGACCCCGGTGTTTGTGAGCGTCAAGCCCAGCCTGTTCACCGATATGTACGGCGACCTGGCCGATATAGGCACACATGATGTGGCCCCGTTCATCCTGAATTCCGACGCCTGGGTATCCGGCGCGGACGGCGAAAAGCTTTTCTCCAACAAGGCATCGACGCACCGGGCGGCCGTGCAATCCATTGTGGACAACGGCAAGCTGCCACAGGGCCGTAACGCCATGTTCATGACGTATTCGCAGATCAACACGGCCAACCTGCAGCGCCAGGCGCTCATGGCGCTGTCTGGCAATGCTGTGTTTGTGCTGGACGAATCGCACAATGCTGCAGGCGCATCCGGCACCGGGGATTTCATGATTTCCGCGCTTGCACAAGCCCGAGGCGTGACCTACCTGAGCGCCACCTACGCCAAGCGGCCCGACAACATGCCGTTGTACTTTAAGACGGACATTGGGGACGCGGCAGCTGATGCTGATGGCCTGAGTGATGCCATGGCGGCCGGTGGCCTGCCGCTGCAGACGGTGGTATCGAACAACCTGGTGAAAGCCGGGCAGATGTTCCGCCGCGAGCGGTCCTATGACGGGGTTTCAATTGCATCCACCTTCGACACCAGTAACCGCGCGCTGCACGAGCGCCTGAGTGACGAGGCCACCCAGGCGCTGCGCGCCATCGTGTCTGCCGACAAGAAGTTTCACTCCGTGTTCGTCAAGTCGATGGACAAGGCACTGAAAAAAGAGGGCTCCACGGTGCAGGATAACGCTGGCAATCAGGTCTCTGCTGGCGTGCAGCACACCGAGTTTTCCAGCGTGGTGCATAACTTCGTGCGTCAGATGCTGCTGGGACTCAAGGCGCAGACCGCCGCAGACGAGGCGATTGCATCCCTCAAGCGGGGAGAAAAACCCATCATCGCTGTGGAAAACACGATGGGTTCCTTTCTGGCCGAGTACGCAGAGCAGAACAACATTGCGCAGGGTGACAGCCTTGGAGCATTTGACTATCGCACGGTGTTGTCGCGCGCCTTGGAGCGTAGCCGAGTAATCAATGTGGTATCGCCCACTGGCGACAAGAAAAAGCAGAACATTCCCCTGTCGAAGTTGGACCCAATCACACGCAGGGCCTACGACGATGCGCAGGCCGTAATTGATTCCCTTGACATTGATATTCCCGTGTCGCCAATCGACTGGATGCGGGCCGAGATCGCCAGGGCCGGGTTCAGCGTTGCTGAGATTACCGGGCGCAACCTGTCGGTGGACTACAGCAATCCGCGCAATCCCGTGCTGGCCGCCATTGACCTGACCGAGCAGCGCGACAAAGTGGCATCCACCCGCAAGTTCAATGGCGGCGAGCTGGATGCGCTCATCCTGAATGTGGCGGGCTCCACCGGCATTAGTCTGCACGCTTCAGAGAAGTTCGCGGACCAGCGCCAGCGCCACATGATCGTGGCCCAGGCCGCTGGTGACATTAACATCTTCATGCAGATGTTGGGTCGCGTGCATCGCACCGGTCAGGTGCGACTGCCGAAATACACCATCCTAAGTGTGGACTTGCCCACCGAGAAGCGGCCGACCGCCGTACTGTCGCGCAAGATGAAGTCGCTTAACGCGAACACATCGAGCAACACGGAATCGGCTACATCGGTCAAGACGGCAGACATCCTTAACAAGTATGGCGATCAGATCGTCAACGAGTACCTGGCAGATAACCTTGAGTTGGCCAGGCAATTGGGCATGGACGACTTGGTATCACTCGATGGCGAGCGCGTGACCGAAGACATTGCTCGCAGGGCCACGGGGCGCCTAGCCCTTCAGCCAGTGGAAGTGCAGCGCGCTTTTTATGAGGACGTAGAGGCGCAGTACGACGCGCTGATTGAATACCTGAATAAGACCAACCAGAACGACCTGGAGCCGCGCACGTTCGACTACGACGCCAAGGAAGTGCGCTCCGAGATCCTGTTTGAAGGCCCCAACAAGGCCACGCCGTTTGGAGAGGATGCCGTGTACGGCGAATACTCCATCAAGGCTCAGGGTGTGGCCATGAAGCCCGATGAAATCCAGGCGGTCATGACGGAGAATCTGCAGGGCAAGACCGGCGCAGAGCACGCGCAGGCGATGCTGTCGGGCCTGCTGCAGACCTATGTGGACCAGACCAATGCGATGCTGGCGCAGAAGGTGGGCCAGGGCGACAACTTCGACCAGGAGGAATATGCCGCGTTGCTCAAGCCGCTGTTTGGCGAGGGCATGGCTGCCAGCATGGCAGAGCAGGCAATGCGGCGAGCCATGAAGGGCGAGCCTGTTGGCGCGTTGACCGTGCGCGAGTTGTCTCAAGCCCAAGGTGTAGCCACTGGCGATGATTTCGTGCGCAGCCATGCCATTGGCAAAACGTTCCGTGTGGACATCAACAGCGAGCCTTACAACGCGGTCGTCACCAACGTGCGCAACACGCACAAGAGCACGGGCAACCCGTTCAGCCTGAGCAAGTTCCAAATCACTGTGGCACTCAATGGGGCACTGCGCAGCATCACCGTGCCGGCGACCCAGTTCCGAAAGATCGAGGTTTCCAGCATTGCGCCTGCATTCCGGGTGGAAACGCTTTTCAAGGAGCAACCCGCCAACCAGCGCGAAACCGCCAAGATCGTGACGGGCAACCTGCTGGCCGCCTATGGCGAAATCAAGGGCGTGCGCGGCACCATCATCAGCTTCACCAAGGCTGACGGGGTGATCGAGCAGGGTATTTTGCTGCCCAAGCTGTTTGATTTCAGCAAGAACACGCAGGGTGACTACCGCCTGCGCAGTGGAGCAGATGCGCTCAAGTTCCTGCAGCAAAGCACCAACAAGGACATTGGAAGGTTCGGCATTGCCACCCGTGACGGACTGGTGCGTGTGCTGCCCAAAGGGGCTGGTATTCAGGTTCGTGTTCCGAAGTCCAAGACACAGGGCGCCCGCTACTTTTTAGACAAGAATTTGATTGCCGAGGCGGGCGATTTTGTTTCCAGTGTCAACGCGATGGTTGCGAATGTGGACGACCCGGCCAGCGCGGTGAAGGTGCTGGACCTGCTGATGGACAAGCAAGCCCTGTATGCACTGCCGTCCATGGCAGACGAGGCCAAGAGCATGTCGCCTCAAGCCACCGCTCCAAGCGCCCCTATCGCCAAGCCACCAGAAGCCAACACACCAGATGCGGCTTTCAGCCGTAGCGCCAATTCGCCAGCATTCCGTAGGGATGACATCACCCCGCTGGGCCTTTACTCTGCCCTCGCGCGATCTATCGAATCCAGCAAGACTTCTGCTGCCCCCGCTGTTGGCTGGAAGGAGCTTATCAAGGGCATGGTCAACAAGGGCCAAGCCAAGGCCGACGAGGTGGAGTGGAGCGGCATTACTGACTGGCTGACGCTGCAGGCCGGCAAAGTCAGCAAGGAGCAGGTGCTGGAGTACCTGAATGCCAATGGGGTACAGGTTCAGGAAACGGTGCTGGGTGAAGATGCCGGACTGAGCAAAGCAGAGCAGGTTGAGCTCAACGAGTTGCGCGACCTGCGCCGCCGCCACGAGGGTGGCGAACGCGGTGTGTTGGAGTCTGACGATGTGCGCCGCCTGCGCGAGCTGGAATACGGCGCTACTCGGCCGCCGGGATCGACGCCGAAATACGGCAAGTACACCCTTCCGGGCGGCGAGAACTACCGCGAGATGTTGCTGACGCTGCCGGAGAGCCCGAAGAAAGAAACGTGGGAATGGTACGACCCCGATACCCAAGAATCTGAACAGGGGTTCGCGACTCAGCAGGAAGCCTATGACGCCCGTCCAAACATTGGGGCCGTCGTAAGCAAAGTTGAAGCGAAAGACAGCCCGCAAAATTACCGCTCCACCCACTGGGACCAGCCCAACGTCCTCGCCCACATCCGCGTGAACGACCGCACCGATGCAGATGGCAAGCGCGTGCTGTTTGTTGAGGAAATTCAATCCGACTGGGGGCAGGAGGGAAAGAAGAAGGGGTTCAAGGGCGATCCCACCTACATGCAGGGCATGGAGGGTCAGGACGAAGGATTCCTTGGTCTCAATGACTCTGGTGTGCCTCGCGCCCCCTACGTCACCAAGACCGAAGGCTGGCTCAACCTTGCTCTCAAGCGCATCATCACGATGGCCGCAGAGGGCGGCTATGACCGCGTGGCGTTTGTCAACGGGACGCAAAGCGCCGAGCGATATGACCTGAGCAAGCAGATCAAGACCATCGAGTACCGAGATGGCGATCAGGCAATGTCGAACGAGGGATTGCCTCCCGGCACTTATCGCATCCATGCGGTCGCCAAGTCTGGCGGGGTGGCATTCGACAGGATTGTCGCCAAGAGCGAGCTGGATGAGGTCGTCGGCAAAGAGATCGCGCAAAAGATCATCAACGGCGAGGGCTCCCGCGAGGGCGCTTTGCTGGCGCGACACAACGCGCTGACCGGCCTAGACCTCAAGGTTGGCGGCGAAGGCATGAAAGCCTTCTACGACACCATCGTGCCCACGGCGCTCAAGAAGCTGCTGCCGAAGGTGGGTGGGGGGCAGATGGGCGGCGTACTGCTGAAAAAGCAAGCCAGCTATGAACCAGAGACCGGCAATGTTTCGGGCATCATCGACTATGGTGTCTGGCCGGTAAACGGCAGGTTTGAGCTGCGAGGCAGAGCCGGCCAGGGAGTAATCGGCACTTTCTCAAGCGCAGACGACGCTTTCGCAGAGGCTGTTCGCTTGCAGAATGCTGGCGTACTCAAGCAACCCGGCTTCGACATCACCCCCGCCATGCGCGAGATGGTTGCCGATGGCCTGCCAGCTTTTCGCAAGAACGTGGGGCAGGATCAAACCACCCCCAGCGCTGAAAGCAACGCATGGCGGGAGGCCGCACAAAAGCTCGTGGAGCGCTTGTCTGCAAAGTGGTATCGCAAGCCCGAGATCATCGTCGTGCGCAACTTGCAGGATGCCGACATACCGCAGCGCGTGCGCGACTATGACGCCGAACTCAGGAGTCAGGGTAGCGACGGAGAGGCCCGTGGTTTCATCTACCAGGGCAAGGTGTACCTGCTGTCGGACATGCTCAACAGCCCGCAGGATGTTGCCGAGGTTCTTTTCCATGAGGTGCTGGGCCACTACGGGCTGCGCGCTGTATTCGGAGATAGCCTCAAGCCCATACTCCAGCAGATAGGAACCATGCGCCGCAAGGACGTGCTGGCCAAGGCACGCGAGTACGGCATGGTGGACAAGGATTTGAACGATGTAGACGCATGGAACGCCTTGAGCGAAAAACGCCGTCTGTCTGCCGCCGAGGAAGTGCTGGCCGAGATGGCCGAGTCACACCCGGCCATCGGCTTCGTTCAGCGCGCCATTGCTGCTATCCGCACATGGCTGCGCGCCAATGTGCCTGGGTTCAAGAATCTGGCGCTGACGGATGCCGAAATTGTGCGCAGCTATATCCTGCCCGCCCAAGGCTATGTGACCCGACGCAATGAGACTCCAATGCAGTCGCTACAGCGGGCCATGTTGGCTTTCAGCCGGGGCAGCAATGACGGAACCAGCGAAAACGATGCCGACCTCAAAGCCGTTGAGCAAGCCTATGGTGGGCGGCAAGCCTGGGAGAAGGCCAAGGCAGAGGGCAAAACGAAGCTCACCTATGGGCAGTGGTTACAGGTCAGGACACCGAAGTTCAAGGCTTGGTTTGGGGATTGGGAGGCACTTGACCTACAAAACAGGTTTGACGCTTTCGTTGATTCCGCACTAACCCAAAATGACCCGCGAGGGGACTTTACGCTTCGGAGCGTGTCCCGTGCGGAAATCGATGAAGTGAAACGTCAGGGTGGCCCAGATATTTCCGGCATGGATCATGTTTTGGTCGCGCATGAGATCAAGCACGCAGCAAAGCACGGTGATGCAAGCGAGTCAAGAAAGTATCCGAACCAGCGTCCACTCACCATGGAGGACATCCAGCGCATTCCAGTCGTATTGGATGGTTACGATGAAATACGGGTTCAGGCGAGGGGGGTAAACCGTTCATCGCTCATCTACAGTAAACAGTTCCAAGATGGGCGCATCGAGTACGTCGAGCGAGTAATTGAAACGTCTGGAAAAAACAAACCCAGGCTAGTCACAAAGACTGCCTGGGTTGTCGCGCCGACTGGCGTCGAGTCCAGCCTAACACGGGTTTCTACTCCCGAGCGCTCGCACAGGTTACCGTTTTCCATGGGGCGCGTCAACCCCGCCACCGTCTCCAAGGTCGTTGACCCCGACACGGGTGAGCCGCTGGTGGTGTACCACGGGACGGCTAACGATTTTGAAGCGTTTTCCAATGAAAAAATTGGGCGCTCATGGGGCGCTGATAGGTTTGGTCACTTCTTCACCAGCTCTGCAAATGAAGCTAACAGCTATGCAAACGCATCTGGCCCGACTGGCCAAAGAGAATCAGGCCAGGTGGTTATTCCAGCGTTCGTTTCCATTACTCGACCAGTGACTGTCGATGCACTGCAGGAATTCACTGGAAAAGATGGTCTGTTGGACGATTACGACTCCCCTGTCGAGATGTATGACGAAATGCGCGACGACATTGAGGCGATGCTTCTTGGAAACATTTGGGACGACTGGGCCATAGACTCGGGATCGAGACCAAACAGAGGCAACACACACAATGGTGCCCTCTTTGATATCGGCGGGAAAACCCTTGTTGTTGCAATAGACCCCACCCAGATCAAATCCGCCACCGGCAACAACGGCAACTTTGACCCCCAGGATGACCGCATCAACTTCAGCCGCTCCAAGCTGACCAGTCTCAAGGAAAGCGCCCTTGACCAAGTTCACAAGACCCTGAGCTATCCGGGCAAGGTATCTCTGTGGGACAAGACGGTGGGCACCATGCGCCACCTGGCCGAGCGCTCTGCGGTGTTCAAGCCGGTGTTTGATGCAGCCCAGCGGTTTATTGATGATGTGAGCACCCTGGCCAATGAAGTGGCCGACGCTGCGCCGCGCCTGCTTCCCCGCATTGAAACATTGGCTGACATCATCAAGAAGAAGCCGATCAGCGCCGAGGACAACAAGGCGATTGCACGGCCACTGTTTGAGGGTACGCTGCTTTGGGGCCGCGATGCTGATGGCAAGGCTGTACTGGTGAATGACCTGGAGAAGAAATACGCCAATCTGCCAGCCGACAAAAAGGCGCAGATGATGCTGCGCGCTGGCCGATTGGATGCGGGCGTGCTCAAGATGTGGCGCGGCTTGCCTCTGGATCAGTATGAATCGGCTATCAACACCCGGTTCCAGAGCACCATTCTCAAGTCTGGTGTGGTGTGGTCTGAGCAGGAGCTTAAATCCCTGTTCAACGCGACACCGCTGCAAATTAGCCTGTACCAAGAGGCAAGGGCGGCCATTGACCGATCCATTGATATCACTGCGCGTGCCGACATGCTGCGCCTGCTGGGTGTTGATTACGCGGCCATGCGCGATGCTGTGATGCAAGCCCCGTCAATGACAGACGCACTAACGCTACTGGTGGACACGCTGGAGCTTGAAGCAACGGAAATGCCCGACAAGCGCGACCGCCTGGCTGACCAGATGCACCAACTGCGCAAGCGTTTTGACACGGCTCAGGAGTTGATAGCTCAGGGCTACGCTCCACTGTCGCGCTTTGGGCGTCACACATTGGACGTTGTTGATGCCAATGGCGAGCGCCAGTATTTCGGCATGTTTGAAACTGCCCGCGAAGCAAACTTGATGAAACTCAAGATGCGCGACCAGTACGAAGGCGCGACGGTAACGCAAGGCACCATGAGCCAGGAGGAATACAAGCTGTTCGCAGGCATCACGCCCGAGTCGTTGGAGCTTTTCGGGAACATGCTGGGCCTGGACGCAGAGGGTGACGGCGCCCAGGACAAGGCGTTTCAGCAGTACATCAAGCTGACCAAAAACAATAACAGTGCCTTGAAGCGCCTGATTCACCGCAAGGGGATTGCCGGGTACTCCGAGGATGTTGGCCGCGTGTTGGCCAGCTTTGTGTACTCCAATGCACGACAGGCGGCCGGCGGGCTCAATGCGGGCACGATGGAGGCCGCAATCAACAACATCCCCAAGGAGCAGGGTGAACTCAAGGATGTGGCGCTGGGCCTGCAGTCGTACATTCGCGATCCGCAGGAAGAAGGCCAGGCCATTCGGGGGATGCTGTTTGCCCAATATCTAGGCGGATCGGTGGCTTCTGCCTTCGTGAACATGACCCAGCCCTTTGCTGTGACTATGCCCTACCTGAGCCAGTTCGGGGGAATGCGCCGGGCGAGCGCGCAGTTGACGCGCGCCGTCAAGGATGTGGGCAAAAAGGATTTCAAGGGCGAGCCAGACCTGCAGCGGGCGCTGCATCAGGCTGTGGAAGATGGCACTGTGGCACCGCAGGAAATCCACATGCTGATGGCGCAGGCTCGCGGCGCTGGTGGTTTGCGGTCCGGTGACGGCACCCGGCGGGGCGATGCGCGGGCGGCAGCGTCTAACACCTGGGAGCGCACCAAGGTGCTGTGGGGCCAGCCGTTCGCACTGGCCGAGCAGTTCAACCGCCGCAGCACGTTCATTGCTGCTTTCCGCATGGCCAAGGCTCAGGGTATGCAGAACCCAGCCGACTTTGCCCGCAAGGCTGTGCTGGAAACACAGTTTTTGTACTCAAAGGCAAATAAGGCTCAATGGGCGCGTGGTGCTCTGGGTGGAACCTTGATGACGTTCAAGACCTACAGTGTGTCCTACCTTGAACTGCTGCAACGCACATGGAATGCCGGGACGCCCGGCAGCCCAGAGCGTGCGGCGGGCCGTCGTGCGGTGGCGTGGTCTATGGTCATGCTGATGCTGATGGGCGGCGCTGGTGGCCTGCCGTTTGCCGAGGATTTGGAGGATTTGATCGACGGTATCGGGCAGTTGATGGGCTACAACGTGAGCGTCAAGCAATGGCGCAAGGAAGCAATGCGCGACACGCTGGGCAAGGAACTGGCTAATTTCATTGAGAGTGGCGTGTCTGGAATGCCGGGGGCGCCTATTGATGTGTCGGGCCGCCTGGGCATGGGGAACCTGATTCCCGGTACTGGCCTGCTGCTGACCAAGGAAAACCGCGACCGCGATATGCTGGAAATTGCGGGGCCAGCGGGCGATCTGATTTCCCGAGGTTTCACTGGCGCACGCAAGTTTCTGACTGGCGATTTCGGTGGATCGGCCCTGGAGGTGTCGCCGTCTGCCGTTCGCAATGCGGTTAAAGGCGTCGATATGGCTGCCAGCGGGATGTACAAGGACGCCAAGGGCTATAAGGTGCTTGATACAACGCTGCCAGAGGCCATGGCCAAGGCCATCGGATTCCAGCCTCGCAGCGTGGCCGAGGTTCAGCAGGCCAGCGCTTTCACGCAGCGCAGCAAGAGCTTCTACAGCCAGACCAGCAATGAGATCAAGGCGCAATGGGCGACGGCGCTTTTCAACAAGGATGATGCAGCGCTACAGGATGTGCGCGACCGGCTGGATGCCTGGAACCGGAACAACCCGGACCAGCGCATTACTGTGAGGATGCCCGATGTGTGGAAGCGGGTGCGCGAAATGGGCAAGGATCGACTACAGCGCATTGCCGAGACTGCACCGAAGGCGCTGCGCCAGCAAATGCGTGAAGAACTGGAGCGCACGCGCAGCGCAGGGTAGAGCGGCGCAGGGGTGCCCCCCTGTTTGGTTTGAAAGGTTGCAGGCAAACGGGAACACTGGTTCCCATGCCTGCCGCTCTTTCCCTCGACCTAGAAATCCGCAGGGGCGAAACCTTCGCCCTGGCTGTGCGCTGGGAAACAGAACCGTGGCAATACGCGCCGATTGCATCAATCTCGCAGACTGCCCCTGTCCGCATCAATACCGTATCGCCTCACAACATTCCAAACGGCTGGTCCGTGGCCGTGGTGGGGGCGAAGGGCCTTGCAGACCTTAACGCAGCGAGCAACCCACCCAGGCGCGCCGATATGCGCAGAGCCACGGTGGTGAACGCAACGGCAATTGAGTTCAACGAAATCAGCGCAACAGATTTTGGTGCCCACCGAAGCACTACCGGCTATCTGGCATGGCTTACCCCACAGCCATTGACCGGATACACAGCGCGCATGCAGATACGCGACCGCCCTGGCGGGGCCGTACTGCATTCAATGACCTCTGATGTAGGCGGCGGCATCTTGTTGGATGACGTTGAAAAAGTCATTGACCTGTCGATTGCCGCCTCGACGACCGAGCGGTTTTCCTGGAGTTCAGGCCAGTACGACCTTGAATTGGTATCCCAGGCGGGCCGGGTTACGGCCTTGCTGGAGGGTGCCGTACTTATGAAAACCGAAATCACGACTGCCCCTTGAAGGAACCGCCATGCCCGTTCAATTTTCTGTCCGCGTTCGCAACGCCCGCCTCGATGCCATTGAGACAACCATTGGCACATCGCCCAAGCTGCGCATCTACAGCGGCGCCATGCCTGCTAACTGTGCGGCTGCCCCGACCGGTACGCTGATCGCCGAAATCACCTGCCCCGCCGACTGGCTGGCTGCTGCGAGTAACGGCAGCAAGGTACTCAGCGGTTCCTGGACCGTTGCAGCGGCCGCCGCAGGTACGGCGGGCTACTACCGCGTCTACGACAGCGCTGCCACCAACTGCGATGAGCAGGGGAACATCACCGCTACGGGCGGCGGTGGTTCCATGACGGTGGACAACACCAGCATCGCCGCTGGCCAAACCGTGACCGTGACCAGCAAGACCCTGACAGACGGGAACGCCTAAGTCATGCCAGTCACCGTCTACCGCTCCACGGACTCGGGAGCGCCCCTGCTATCCAACGCTAACGGCTCTCTGATTGCCGTGATGCAGGCTTGCCTGGTGGATGGCTATGGAAGCAAGGCCGGCGCTGGCTGGTCTGCGCCATTCACGGGTGCGGGCCTGATCGCTTTCAGGCAGGGCGCTGGCGGGAACAACCGGTTCTTGCGCGTATTCGACGGCGGTACGGACGCAACCGCCAACCGCGTCATCAAGGTGCGCGCCTACGAGAGCATGACCGCCATCAGTACGGGCACCGGGCCATGCCCCACGCTCGGGCAGATGGCTGGTGACGGCGCGACGATTTCGTACTTCCAAGCCTCGCGCACATCGCCCAACCCGTCATGGGTGCTGGTGGCATCGTCATCCTTCTTCCACCTGATCGTGGAGCAGGGGGATGCGAACACGTACCCGGAATACATGGCATTCGGAAAGTTCTTCAGCGATCTTCCGGGCGACATATTCAACGATGTTCTTCTTGCAGGGTCTCAGCCAGGCGCAGGGTGGGCGGGCTATCTCGACGCAGCCTCACAAAACGGTACCTGGGTTATGCGAAGCGACACAGGTGCTCTGGGGGCGGTAGCGACCAGCATGCTTTCAGATTGCAAAACCAGCATAAGTGGCAGCCTAAGCGTCCACGGCGTCGGTTCGGCATTTAGCCCCTACCCAGACCGGGTGCGCAGCGGGCTGTTGCAATCTCAGGCTGTCCTGTTTTGCGACGGGTACCGCCGAGGGCGCGTTCCGGGGCTGTGGGAAACCCACCATCGACCTGCCGACATTGGCGGGCACCGAACCACATGGTCTGGCGGGCCAGGCGCACTGTCTGGTCGGCAGTTCCAGATTTTCGGGGGACTGGCCGGGGTGACAGTGGGATCAAGCGCCCATGTGGTCATTGAGCTTTCTGACACCTGGAGCTGACCATGGCCGATCTTGGAGCAGTGGGGGTGAATCCAGCGACGCCGGTTTCGGTGCGCAAGGTCGTGTCGCCTGTTGTGTATGCAAGCCGCGCGGCGGGAGACCCAAAACTGGTTGAGATTGACGTAGGGGGCGTGATCTCTGGCACGGTGCTGGTGAGCGGCATCCCTCGCGCTGGTGTGTCGGTGGGGCTCTTTTATCGACCCAGCATGCGGCTCATCGAGCGGGCCATCACCGCGTCGGATGGAACCTACAGCTTCAACGGCCTTGATCGCTCCGATCTGGAATCCTTCACGGTGCTGGCCCAAGACCCGAATGACGCCGCGCCATTCTTGCGCACGGCAGCCCACGATCACCTTTCTGCAGGATAAAGAATGTCTCTTACCCTCAATCCATCAGCCGGCGGCCCGACGCTTGCCACCGATATTGTCGGTGCGGAGCACTATCAGGTGGTCAAGCTAGCGACCGGGACACCCACATCCGCAACCCCGGTCAGTGAGGCCGCGCCGCTGCCCGTTGCGGACGCCGATAGCGGCAACCTGCTGTTGCGAATCTTGCAGATGCTGATGGCCCCTTTGGGGTACGACAAAAGCCTGCAACGGCAGCGCGGCACCGTGGTCGTCGAATCCGGCACGGTCACAACCGTTTCGACCGTCTCGACTGTGACAACGGTCACCACATGCGGCGCCGTCACCTCGCTGAACAACCTGGACGGCTACATGGCCCGCATGCAGATTCTTGACACCAACCGCACCGCCTGGGCGCAGTGTGTGCGCGCTCGCATTACTTGAGGAATCAACATGGCCAACACCTTCAAAAAAGTTATAGACCAAATGGTGTGGAGGCAAGTGCCTCCATTGCCCAGCGCGCACGGGGCGGCGGTCAGCGTGTGCAGTGATTTGCGCGATGACGTATCACGCAACCCGTTCGTGTACCAGCTGGTCAACGCAACCACCCTCAGCCGCTACAACATCATCACCAAGGGTTCGTCATTCGTTGTGAATCCTGGCCTGGGCGGCACTTTTGGTGCTGGCGCTGCGTCAGCATTTGCCCCTTCGCTGGGTTTGGTGGGCACTATCGCAGCGGGGGCCACAACAACCAGCGTCACGTTGACGACTGCGCTGCCTACGGCGGTTGGCCTGAACATGCTCGCCAATCGTGGCGGGTCTGGTGAATACGGCTTCAAGCTGCGCATCATCGACAACGGCGCAGGCGGCTCTGGTAAGACGGCAGAGCGCTTTATCACCGGCAACACAGCGGGCACCACCCCATCGATTCAGGTGCTGTCCAGCTTTGGCTTTACGCCCGTGGCTGGATCGCGGTATGAAATCATCGCTGGCCGCGTGATGATGCTGTCGGCGGGGGCATTGGCTGCTACGTCCTGGCGGTCTTTCGAGGTGGGCTCCAATACGTTGGCCTCGATGGCGACGACGAACCTGCCAGCAACTATCGGTACGGACTCCAGCTTGATGGTGCTGGATGAGCAGTACACGCCCTTCGACTGCTCCCCTGGCGATGGGATGATTAAGGGCGCTTACAACTACGACACTGGCCTGGTGTCGCGGTTTGCATTGACGGCCACTGCGTCAGGCGCCAGCACGCTCACCGGGCAGGCCACGCTGGGCGATGCCGTGGTGGCAGCCAACGAGTTCCGCAATTTCCAGATCCGCATTGTCGAGGATGCGGTCAACGTCACGGCGGTAGGTCAGCGGCGCATCATTGCCAGCCACACCGCAGGGCCTTCGGCGGTCTATACCCTGGGCACCGCCTGGACGGTCACACCGAGCAGCAGCGCCAAGTTCGTCATTGAACTGCCGAACCTGATTTTGTTGCGCAGTTCTGCCGCCACCACGGTCTACACCTACAACTACGGCGACGCTACCGTCAACAACGGCACCAACAACATCCCGGCAAACACCTGGAGCACGACCTACTTTGGCGCTTCCCCTGCGGCCAACGCGGCGGGTGGCATGTGGATGCCGTCGTGGGGTATTCGGCCAGACGCAGCCCGCAATGCGCGGCATTCCATGTGCTACTTCTTCCGAGGCGGCGCGGCGACCCTGGACGTGCTGGACATTGCAGCCAGCATCACCGGCACATGGACCGGGGCGATCACCTATGACGGCTCTCCTGGCGCCCTGCCCAATGCGGGGTCAAGCGGCTGTTATTCGCCGTTTTCAAACGAGGGGCGCATGTTCTACGCGAACCTGTACGTCGCAAGCACCATCAGTCAGATGTACCGCTTTGACGTGCAAAACCGGGTGCTGGCCTTGTTCACGCCTACTGACTTTCTTCAGTCGGGCACCGGCACAGTGGGCAACCGCATGGCCGCGTATTGCGCCATTGACGGCACGGACATCTACGACACGGTATTTCTCCAGTCGCACCTTTCAGCGGTCACGCAGGAAATGGTGGTCTTGGTATGAGCATTAAAGACGTGACCCGCCAAGGGCTCTGATCCGGTAGCCACACCATGCTCGCAGTCTTTGGTCAGCAATTTGGCCCGCTCCTGACAAGCACCGTCACCCTCGACGGTGTTGGCGCGAGCGCGAGCGCCACTGTTGCAAACCAAGCAAATGCGTATGACCCGCCCGCGTACAACGCGGTGAATTTCAATTTCAGCGGCACCTACGTTCCGCCCGCATATAACGCGGTCACCATTGAGCTTTCACCAACTGGTGTTTCGACGGGCGTTTTTTCTGCTTTTGCCACGCTGGATGATGCTGTTGGTACTGCATCCGTTTCCGCAACGGGCACCGCCAGTGCGCTGATGGCAAGCTCGGTCCTCCTGGATGAAGCCGCTGGCGCGAGTGCAGTCAAGGTGTCGGTGCTGGGCGCATCGAGTGAGACGCTGGTGGATGTGACAGGCACGGCGGTGGTTTCGCTGTCCGTGATACCGGCTCAGTTCACCAGTGCTGTGGCGCTTGATGATGCTGTCGGGGCTGGTGCGGGCGCCGTCGCTGTGCAGTCCTCTAGCGCGGTGGTGCTGGACGACCTGGCTGGTGTTGCAGTCCTCACACCGACGCCGCTGCCTGGGAATTTCTTGGGTGTGGTCACCCTGGACGATGTTCTGGGTGCATGCGCAGCAACGATTACGGTGCGTGCGGCTAGTACAGCGGCGCTGGATGAACTGACCGCCTCCGCATCCCTAACGCCGACGCCACTACCAGGGAATTTCTCAGGGGTGGCTACTCTGGATGATGCGGCCGGCGCTGGTACTGCATCAGTCACCGTGCGTGCGGCCAGCGCTGTTACTGCGGACGATGTGGTCGGTACGTCGGCGGCTGCGGTCACAGTACGCGCGGCCAGTGCGGTATCGCTCGATGATGCGGTCGGTACGTCGGCGCTTGGTGGTGCATCGGGCATATCAAGCAGCGTACTGTTGGACGACGCGACCGTAGTCTCGCCCGCTACCGTTTTGGTCACTGGTGGGTCGTCGGTAGCGCTTGACGCAGTGGTCGGCACATCCACCGCCACCGCCACTGCCCCCGCCCTCGCGCAAGCCGCTGAACAACTGGCTGATGTGATTGCATCGGCCCAGGCTGCCGTGCTGGCCCGCATAGAGGCCGCAGCCGCCCTGCACGACTGCACATCCCAGGGCGCTGCCATCGTGCCGGTTACGGCAGATATGGCTGTCTGGCTCGATGACGTGCAGGCAGTCAGCGCGCTGGTCTTGACATCTGGGTTCTTGTCGAGCGTGGTTCTCAATGACGTGATAAGCGTCGCGCAAATGCAGGCACAGGCGCGCGTCACTTCCCGAAATTTCACCCGCGATGTCAGTGTTCGCTTGCCCGCGTCGGCTGTGTCAGTCGTCACTACAAAAGCCGAAATCGTCGTTCGTCAGTAGCAGACATAACAACCATGAAAACAACCACCACTCCAAATTCCGGCATGTCGCCTCTCACCCCGGAAGTCCCCCGCGATCCGATTGTTCACTTGATCGCTGCCCGTCTGGACACGCTGCATGGCGACATGCAAGAAATTAAGGGCGTGCAAAAGGAAATGGCCGCAGCGTTCTCCAAACTGATCCTGATTGAGGAGCGGCAAGCCAACACCCAGTCCGCGCAGGGGCGAGCGTTCAAGGTGATCGAGTCGCTCGAAGCGAAGTTGGAGGGCTACAACACGGCGAACCGGGAAATTTGTCAGGGGATGGAGCGCCGCATTGATGCTCTGGAGGCGGCAGCGCCCATATACAAGCAGGCATCAAGCTGGGTGTACGCGGCGGTTGTTGGACTGATCGCTCTGATTGCGCCCAAGATCATCAACAAGCTGTTCTGACATGACCATCAACCGCGCTGGCATCGCACTGCTGCACGAAAGCGAGAGCTTTGTAGGTCATGCCTACCCTGACCCTTATTCCGCCCTCGGCAAGGCGCTGCGCGCTGCCGGGATGTGGCGCAAGTATCTGCGGGCGCCCTTTGCCCTGCCACAGTCCATGACCGCGCTCAGTGGCAACCCGTGGACTATCGGCTACGGCTTCACCAAGGGCGTGAAAGAGGGCGACCGCATGACGGTGGCTGAGGCCGATGCGCGGTTGGATGCGGAGTTGCGGGAATATGTCTCCGGCGTGAAGTCTGCCTGCTCCATTACTCCAAACGAAAACGAACTTGCCGCCATGGTAGTGCTGGCGTGGAATATCGGCATCGGCGGGTTCAAACGATCAACCGTGGTGAAGTGCCACAACCGCAACGACAAGCTGGCAGCGGCGCGGGCTTTCCGCTTATGGAACAAAGCGGGCGGTGAAGTCTCGCCGGGGCTGGAAACACGCCGCGCGGCAGAGTCGGCCCTGTACCTCAAGCCCGTGGCTGCGCCGGTGGAGGCTGCGAAGGAGATGGAGCCGCCAGATGTGATACCGCAGTCGGTCGATGCCGAGCGGCCTATGGTGGCCAGCACCATCAACCGCGCCGGGGTCATTGCTGGCGGCACCGCCACGGTGGCTACGGTGGCTGAGACGGTCAATACCGTGGGCTACATCAAGCGCGGCGTCGATGACATTCAGGACTGGATTGTTCCCATCCTGCTCATCGTTGCTGTGGCTGCCGTTGGTTACATCGTGTGGGAGCGCGTCAACCAGCGCAGACAGGGGTGGGCATGACCCCGATCCCATTGATATATGCCGCCCTTGCAGGCGCAGCACTGGCCAGCGTCGGCACCTGGAAAGTGCAGGAGTGGCGCTGGGCTAGCAAAGAGGCCGAACACCTCAAAGCCGAC